ATACTGGTAACGTTCGTTACAAGTCTCGTGAGCGTTACAGCTTCGGCTGGTCTGATCCACTCGGAATGTGGGGATCACAAGGCGCCTAATCAGCACCTTTGCATCACTGAGAACCTCGCCAAAAGCGGGGTTTTCTTTACTCTACAATTGTTGCACTGCACCATAATGTGTGATATACTTTACAAAAGCCCAAGATTGTAAAGTTTTGGAACATTAATGTAAAGAAAAGGAAATATCATGTTTGATTTTTACAAAGAGTTTGATAAGAAGTTTCAAGAATTGGCTAAGCAAGTTAAACAAGTAAATGATTTTTGGATTGACACAATCATCACTAGTTTGAAACAAATTCAAAAGTAATAAAATAGAAGCCCCGAAAGGGGCTTTTTAATTGCATTTATTTTTAAAGAGAGTATGATTGGGACAACTGGGTGATACCAGCCTATTTAACTGCCCCAGCAGACGATATACCGATTAATAGGCTTAACTTGTATATAGGAGAACCTTATGGGTTTCGCTACACACCTAGGCCCTTGGCTATTAGGCACAAATCGCTACACAACTGGCACAACTGCAACTACTTTAGCTAACACAGGCTGCACCGTTGTTTCTCAATCATTCCCTGTTGTTTATGGCACATTGACTGGCAGTCCAATTGCTGTTCCAGCTGGTTCACAAATCGTAGACGTTAAAGTTGTTACTACAACTCTTTTTGATGCTGCTACTACTTGCGTACTAAACATTGGTGGTACAGCATTTACAACTACTGGCACAATTACTTCTGTTGGTTCCGTTACTTTAGGTGCTAATGCAACTACTCCGGGTGGCTGGTTAAATGTTGGGTCTTCTGATGTTTTAATTGGATACACATTGGCTGGTACATCTTTAGGTGCAGGTGCAGCAACTATTATTGTTACTTACTCTGTTCGTAATTCTGATGGTAGCCAACGTCCAACTGGCACACAAAATTAATCTAGGGGGCCTAGTGCCCCCATTACATCTTTAGGAGAGATTAATTATGATGCAAACGGATATTCAAAGCGGACATTTGGACGTTGTTGGGTTTGTTATTCCCAATGGTCGTGCTCGTATAAAAGGTATTACTTATCAAGCTAGTGGTGGTGGAGCTGGTGTAATTGATATTTTTGACACTACAGTTGCTCCAATTTCTGCAACTTATGGTCGTTCTGGTGCGCTTGTTACAGTTACTAAATCAGCTCATGGTTTAGAAACAGGAGATCGTGTTGGTATTGCATATAGTGCTGCTGGTGGCGCTTCTGCTACTAACGGTAATTTTACAATTACCAAGGTAGATGCCAATTCTTTTACAATTACAGATTTTAATTCTGGGACTGTTACACCGGGAACTGCTTGTGTTTATGTTAATAGTGGCGCCAGATGGTTGACTAGTTTTGCCACAATAGTTAGCCAAACAACTCCAGTAAATGTAATTTTGCCCGGAGAAGGACTACTAGCGGTTTTAGGCGTATATTTAAATTTTACAAATACAACTTTTGTAACAATATTCTACGGATAAAAAATGTCAGAAACGACTCAAGCGCAGGGTTCATATGATTTAGTAGGGCGGAAGATTATGATTGGTCTTCCAACTTACGACTTTAAAGTGACTGCAAAGCTGGCTATTTCGCTGGCTTCTTTTTGCGTACGTGCAACACAACACGGGGTTGATATTCAGATCTGCAATATTTCTGGCTGCTCCGTTGTTTCTCGTGTACGCAACTTGATTGCTAAAGACTTTTTAGACTCAGATTGCACAGACTTAATGTTTATTGATTCAGACATTAACTTTGACGCTGAAGATATTTTCCGTTTGATGGCGTGGAATACAGACCCTAAGAAGGGTATTGTTGCTGGCATTCCAGTTGCCCGTAAAAAAGGTAAGACATATATCTCTACACTAGATACAGATGAGGAAGAAAACATCCTTATGAACTACATGGGTTTGGTTAAAGCCAAGCGTGTAGCTACTGCATTTATGCTGATTCGTAGAGAAGTATTTGAGAAATTGGCTGAAGCTCATCCAGAGTGGCTCTACCATGACGAGAAAAAAGTTGGCGATGAAATCATTGCTTTCTTTGACTTTGCGCTAAAAGATGGTAACTACATTGGAGAAGACTTCTTGTTCTGCGACCGTGCTAGAGAACTTGGTTATGAGGTTTGGATTGATCCGACTATCAAGCTAGGGCACATGGGCATGGAAGAGTTTGCCGGGGCTTTTGGCGAAGACTATCTATATCCATTAATGAAGTCTATTGAATCTAAAAAGGATGCCGCATAATGGCAACTACACCCGCATGGACTCGAAAAGAAGGCAAGAACCCCAACGGTGGATTAAACGCCAAGGGGAGAGCATCAGCGAAGAAACAGGGTATGAACTTAAAACCGCCGCAACCGGAAGGCGGCTCTCGGAAGAAGTCTTTCTGTGCCCGCATGACCGGAATGAAAAAGAAGCTAACCAGCGAAAAAACAGCAAAAGATCCTGATAGCCGTATTAACAAAAGTTTAAGAGCTTGGAAATGCTAGATATGATGGAACTTTGGACGGGCGGGCTAACCATATTTGTAGCCCTGATTGGATACATGATGCATGAAAAGTTTAACGACTTAAAGCGTATTGATATTTTATTAAACAAAACAAGAGAAGAGGTGGCTCGTGATAACGTTACTAAAGCAGAAGTTGAGCGCATTGTTGAGCACATTGATGCAAGGTTTAACAAACTTGAAAACAAAATTGACCAACTTATTAGCAGATAAATAATGCCAAGCGTCTCTAAAAAACAACACAATTTAATGGCTGCAGTTGCCAATAACCCAGCTTTTGCTAAGAAGGTTGGAATTAAGCCCTCCGTTGGAGAGCATTTTTTAACTGCCGATAAAGGCAAAAAATTTAGGAGTGGTGGTATGGCTAAGAGCGATATGAAAGAAGATATGAAGATGGACAAAGCGCAAGACAAGGCTATGATTAAAAAAGCCTTTAAGCAGCACGATGCCCAAGAACACAAAGGTGGCAAAGGTACAGCTTTGAAGCTAGCTAGTGGTGGTAAGGCTAGTCAGCTTAATAAAGCTAATGGTTGCGCTATTAGAGGTAAATCTAAAGGCACTATGATTAAAATGAAGTCTGGCGGGATGTGCTAAATCATGGCGTTTACCGAAACCACCAAAGAAAAAGAAAAGCGTTTAGCTTATTACGCAAAAAATAAATCTGTTGCTGATGCCAAAGAAGCAAAGGCAGATGCAGAAGATTTGCGCCAGTTCAACGAAACTACAAAAGTTGATACAAGCGAAAATACTAATGCTATGGGTGATACCTATAAAAAAGGTGGAAAAGTATCTTCAGCATCTGCTCGTGCTGACGGCTGTGCTATTCGTGGAAAGACACGTGCATGAGACCATCTCGTGGTATGGGTGATATAGCCCCTTCCAAGATGCCGAGCGGGAAAAAGAAAGCCCGCAGGGATAATACTGACTTTACGCAATTTGCTAAAGGTGGAGAAGTATGGAGCAAGCCAAGACCAGAAGGTTTAGGAAAGCCCAAGAAGCTATCTTCAGCTAAAAAGTCTTCTGCCAAAGCTATGGCTAAAGCAGCAGGGCGTCCGTACCCAAATCTGATAGATAACATGAGAGCAGCAAGGAAAAAATAATGGCTGTTACATCAGGACAAACGGTATTTAACCTAGACCTATCAGAACTCGTAGAAGAGGCTTTTGAGCGCTGTGGATCGCAGTTAAGGTCTGGGTATGACTTACGCACTGCAAGGCGCTCTATCAACCTTATGACGGTTGAGTGGGCTAATCGTGGTATTAACCTATGGACTATTGAAGAGTGCGCTATTCCTTTGGTAACAAACCAAGGCGTATACCCAATCCCTGCAGATACTATTGACATTTTAGATTTAGTAACTCGGACAAGCAATGCAAGCACATCTAACCAAACTGACATTAATCTCAGCCGTATATCTGAGTCTACTTATTCTACTATTCCTAATAAGCTAACTACTGGACGTCCTATTCAAGTATGGTTTAATCGCCAAACAGCACAAACTAATGGACTAGCAACAACTACAGTTGCTAGCACGGGGACTACTCCACCAGTATCCGCAACGGCTACTTCTATTACTTTAACTAGTGTAGAAGGTTTAGGTTCTACAGGATTTGTAAAAATTGATAGCGAAACTATTGGATACACCAATATTGATACATCTACCAAGCAGCTTTTAAATTGCTGGCGTGGTCAAAATGGCACTACAGCGGCGACTCACTCTGCCGGAGCATCAGTTTATATTCAAAATCTTCCATGCGTAAACGTATGGCCTACCCCTGATTCTGGTGGCGGTCCATACACTTTGGTCTACTGGCGTATGCGTAGATTACAAGATGCTGGAGATGGCGTAAATGTTCAAGATATCCCTTTTCGGTTCATTAACTGCTTTGTAGCTGGCTTATCTTATATGTTAAGCGTTAAGCTACCAAATGTAGAGCCAAACCGTGTTGCTGGTTTGAAGATGGATTATGAAGAACAGTTTAATTTAGCGGCACAAGAAGATAGAGAGACAGCCCCAATTAGATGGGTTCCTAGAAACCTGTTTTATTCAAGGTAATCCATGGCTTCTAAGTATGCTTCTGGCAAACATTCAATTGCTGAATGTGACCGTTGTGGTCAAAGGTTTAAATTAGTAGATCTTAAAAAACTTACTATTAAGACTAAGCAGGTAAGCATTAAGGTATGTCCTGAGTGTTGGGAACCAGATCAACCTCAGTTACAATTGGGAATGTATCCGGTCAATGACCCACAAGCAGTACGGGAACCAAGACCAGACACAAGTTACTATGCGTCAGGACAAACAGGTTTACAAACCCAAAACGGTAATGGAACGTCCATAGATCAAAATGGATACCAAGCCGAGGGTAGTAGAGTATTTCAATGGGGATGGAGTCCTGTTGGCGGTGCAAGTAGCTTTGACACGGTTTTAACGCCAAATTACTTGATTGCAGTAGGGCAGGTAGGTACAGTAACATTAACAGTTAATTAGGAGTAAATTATGACATTCAAAAAAGGCGCTAATGGTATTGAAACCAAAGGCAAAACTGTAGGCAAGAATCTAGGTGATTCAGGTCCAACGGCTAAAACAATGAACGGTCCTATTAAAAACACTGTTGGCAAGAAAAACGCTAACATGAAGACAATGGGTCGTGGTATGGCTAAAGTAGCAGCTCAAAGAGGTCGTTAATCATGGCTAAATTTTCTATGAAACAAGGCGGTAAAGAGGTAGGTTCCGCTTCAGTATATGCTCAACCACATACTATGGATGGTAAAGCTATGACCTCAGTTAAAGATTGTGTTGTTAAACCCGGTAACGGCGTAGATGCAATTAAAATGTCTGTTGGCGATCAAGTGTTTAAATCACAAAAGGACGAAGTAAAAACTTCTGGAATTGCGCAACGTGGTCATGGCGCTGCTACTAAAGGTTTTATTTCTCGTGGGCCAATGGGCTAATAGGGTAAACCTGAATGAATTATGTACAGCTGTACCAAGCAATACAAGACTATTCCGAGAATACAGAGTCTCTTTTTGTCTCTAACATTCCTCTGTTTGTCCAAGAGGCAGAAGACCGCATATATAATTCGGTCCAAATCCCATCGTTACGCAAAAACGTGACGGGTACACTTACGGCTAGCAACAAGTATTTATCCTGCCCAGACGACTATTTATCCACCTATTCAATGGCAGTTATTGATACGGATACATCGTACAAGTATTTACTTAATAAAGATGTTAACTTCATTCGTGAAGCATACCCAACGCCAACATCTACCGGACTGCCTAAATATTACGCATTGTTTGGCTCTCAGTATAGCAACGCTAACGAGCTATCTTTCATTATGGGTCCTACCCCAGACGCTAATTACAACGTAGAGTTACATTATTTCTATTATCCAGTATCTATTGTTCAAGGCGCTATCTCTGGCTATAACACACCTACTGGCGGCGCTTCTTATACTAATGGGGTTTACCCCAACGTTCCGCTAACAGGCGGTCAGGGATCTGGAGCTACGGCTACCATTACTGTTGCTGGCAATACAGTTACTACTGTGACTATAAATAACGGCGGGCAATTTTATGCAGTTAATAATAGCCTTACCGCAGCATCCTCCTATATTGGCGGCACTGGTGCTGGGTTCTCGGTTACTGTGAGTGCGGTTAACAACACTGCTGGTACAAGCTGGCTTGGCGATAATTATGATCCAGTGTTGTTTTATGGCGCTATGCGTGAAGCAATGCTTTTTATGAAGGGTGAGCAGGATTTGGTTAAGTATTACGAAGAAAAATATGCTGAAGCCTTAGCCCAACTGAATCGTCTTGGTTCTGGTCTTGAGCGTGGAGACGCTTATAGAGATGGTCAATACCGAATTGGACAGGTTAAACCATGACAATTGCCCAAGGCCAATGCACAATTTTTAAGAAAAACTGTTTAAGTGCTTTAGAAAACTTTGCAGTGGGAACCCCATATGTTTATAAAATTGCCCTTTATACCGCTAATGCAAACTTAAACCAATCAACTTTAACCTATACAACTACGGGTGAAGTGGTGGGCACTGGGTATACGGCAGGCGGAAAAATCCTTACTGTTATACCCCCACAGACTGATGACTATACGGCATATTTGTCTTTTGCTACAGTGACTTGGACCCCCGCTTCCTTTACTTGTAGGGGCGCTTTAATCTATAATAGTACGACTAATGCAGCTGTAGCGGTACTAGATTTTGGTGCGGATAAAATCCCTACAACAAGCTTTACAATAACGTTTCCTACGGATAATGCCTCTAACGCTATTATTCGTTTTTCCAATTAAGGAGTTTTTATGCACAAAGAAACTGGGAGCTGTGGCGATTACGCTGTAGCAACATTACAAGCAAATGCAGCTATTCCAGAAGGAATGGGCGTTGAAGGCTATTACCACGTTGAATGCCGTGATAAAGAGGGTAACTTAAAATGGACTGAAGAGGTTCCTAACCTAGTCGTTGCCGTGGGTAAAGAGCTTTTACTTAATACTTTACTAAGAACTTCTGGCACATACACTACTGTTGGACCATTTTTAGGTTTAACAAACGCAACTTTAACGCCTGCTGCCACAGATACCATGACTACACTAGTTGGTGGTGGTAAAGAGTTTACTAACTACACAGTTGGTGGTTCTGCAGTTCGTGGTACAGCTGTATTTGCCGCTGCTAGTTCAACAGGAACAACCCCATCTAACGTAACGACTTCAACCGCTACTGCAATTACTTACACTATTACTGGTGCTGGTGGTACTGTTTATGGTTGTTTCTTAGTAACAGGTTCAGGCGCTGTATCTACTCAGTCAAGCACTGCAGGAACTTTGTACTCTGAAGGTAATTTTACTACTGCAAAAGCTACTACTGCTGGCGATACTGTAAGCGTTACATATAGCACAACCGCTACTAGCTAAGGAGTCCTAAATGGCTCTAGCGCTGTATGATCGTGTCCAACAGACTGGAACTGCAAATACAACCGTAAGTTTTACGCTTTCTGGTTCTGTTGTGGGGTACCAGTCTTTTACTGTTATTGGTAATGGCAATACCACTTATTATGGCGCTACAGATACCAGCGGAAATTGGGAAGCTGGCATTGGTACATATGCTACCGGTGGAACACTAACCCGCACAACAATACTATCATCTTCAAACTCTGGCTCCGCAGTTACATTTAGCGGCACAGTTACTGTATTTGTTACTTACCCTTCTGAAAGATCTGTAAATTTAGACGCATCTGGTAATGTCAGCGCTTTAGGTACTGTTTCTTCTGGTACTTGGCAAGGCACTACAGTTGGCGTTGCTTATGGTGGTACGGGCGTAACAACTTCTTCTGGCGCAAACTCGGTTATGTTACGGGACGCCAATCAAAACGTAGAAGTAAACCGACTCAACCAAGCTAATACCTCTACTGCCGCTGCAGGCGGAACAACTACTTTAACAGCAGCTTCTACATACTCCCAAACACTGACCGGTACTGGCACTCAGAACTATGTAATGCCCGATGCTACTACTTTGGCTACAGGCGTAGCGTTTGTATTTAACAACAATGCAACGGGTACATTAACGCTTAAAGATTATGCTACTGCAACCATAGGAACTATTACTTCGGGCGGTGCTGTTGAACTTGTTTTACTAGCTAATGGCACTGTTGCTGGTACGTGGGACGTTCATGGATACCTTCCAGAAGCGGTAACTTGGGGAACCAACGCTTTAGACCTAGGGACTACTGTTATTACTAACGGTACTTGGCAGGGCGGAACAATACAATCTGGCTATGGTGGTACTGGATTAACTACGTTTACTGGTGCTAACAACGCTCTTTACTCAACATCTTCTTCTGCTTTAGCTGCTGGTACTCTACCTATTGCTGCTGGTGGTACAGGACAAACTACT